AACGGCGGCTCGGGGCGCAGCCAGCCGTTGTCCACGTAGTCGAATTTCTCGTTGTGATACTCGGTCGCCATCACCTGATACTTGCCGCCGCCCGCGTCCATGATCGAGTTGACGCGCCACGGCGTCGGCTCGACGACAGGACTGTTCAGCATCCAGGTGGAGCCGGGCGGGAAGGCGGTCGGGCTCGGCTTGCCGCTGACGACCAACTGGCCGGACGTGCCGATCCAACTGGTGACGGTGACACTGTAGACGGTGGGTTTCACGGCTTCGGCCGCCGAACCCACCGTGACGTAGAGATACCAGCCATACTCGGGGTGGGCGTATAAAGCAGCCGGTGCCTGATCGAGCGTGACGGTGTTGGCGCCGTCGTCGTCGAGCAGCCGGCCGGCAAGGCGCGCGCCGGCACGGCCCGGATCATTAATCGCGATGTAGTCGCCTGGCCGGAGGTCGGCATTCTCCAGGCCGACTGTAAAGCTCACGACCTCGGTCTCGAATTGCGACGTGTAGATGAACCACCGGCCGACGCGGATCGCCTGACTGCGCGACGTGCAGCCAAACGCCTGCTGCTGCTGCGCTTCGCGGTAGCCCTGCTGGGCGACCAGCGTGGGATCAACGACGAGCTCGACAGCCGCCTGATACTTGTCGGCGGGATCGACCCAGCCGACCGGCACGGCGGTCCAGCGCGAGCGGATGTCGGTGCCGGTGTAGGTGAATAGGCCCTGCTCTACGTCGGCCGGGCCGAAGACGCGCGTCGGGCTGGCGATGTATCGGTCCTGCACGAGGAAGATCGCGCCGTTGGCGAAATAGAGCGTCGCCAGCATCGACGAGGCGACGGCGCTCAGCACCTGCCACGCGTCCTGGCGCGTGTTGATCACGCAGTTGCATGTCCATCGATGCTCATAGCTGCCGAGGCCATCCGGCACCCACGTGTCGTTGTAAATCTGGGCCTCGTAGAATGACCACTTGTCGACCGCGCTGGCGTCGATGTCGCGACCGACGCCCCAGCGCTCGTTGACAATCAGGTTGTAAAGTATCCACGCCGGGTTGTTGGTCCAGTTGACGTAGAATGAGCCGTCCCAATTGCCGCCGTCGGCATGGTTGTTGCTGTCATAGCTCGTCGGCAGTTGCACCAGGATGCCATCGAGGAGATAGGACCGCTGCGGCAGCGTGGGAAATTCCTGCGCGTCGACCGTCAGTGCGATCACGCAGGTGTCGTCGTAGTTGATCAGCCCGTCGATCACCTCGGTGTAGGATGACCAGACAAGGTCGTTGGCCGTGTTGGTGATGTCGTTGTAGTCGAGCCGGATGACCCGGATGTTGATGCTGGTGGTCGCGGTGCCGCCCGTCGAGACGCCCCCGGTCACGAAGTAGGGCGACATCGTCTTGCCCTGGATCCTTTCCGTGACGCGGTTGGTCCACAGGCCGCCGTCGATCTGGATGTCGAATGCATAGGCGACGCTCGCCGGGACCACGTCGCCGTCGTCCTCCTGCGTATACATCGCGGGAATTTCGAGCGAGTAGCGCACCGTCGTAATATTCGGATCACTCAGCGCGCGCACGATGGGCGTGGCGTAAATGGTTTTGACGCCGACGGTCGTTTCACTCTCGGAAATCGGAAAGCCTGCAATTGGGTCTTGCGACGGATAGCCGAAACGAAAGTCGCCCTGGCGAATGTCGAACTGGAAGTTTCCGGCGAGGTCCTGAATGGGCGTGTTGTCGAGATAGACGCTGGCCCAGAACGGGCCGCCCGCCCGCGCCACGTGCAGGCCGGCGATGACGCCCTCGCTCAGCACCTCGCAGATGCGCACGGTCGACAGGCTGACCAGCGTGTTGGGGCTCGTGGTCGGCTGATGCGGCGGGGTCGCGGCGGCGGGCGCGCCGCCCTTGCCGCCGCCCTTGCGCGCAATGGTCGGCAGCCCGCGCGGGTCGGGGATACTGCGCCGGATCATCCGATGCTCTGGTTAAAAATCGCGGCGGAAACGACCACGCTGCCGGTCAGGTGCGTGCCGAACACCAGCGGCACCGGGCCGCCCTGCTGGCTGTTGTTGGTGACGCCCTGGAAAAAGAACGACGGTCGGTCGCCCGGCGCAGGCGCCAAGTCGGTCGCCTGCTGGCCGGGTTGGGTTTGCGGCGTCGGCGTCAGCAGGCCGGCAACGCCCGTCGCAATCAGCGCGACGCCCACCATTGCGATGCCGCCATAGGTCAGGCCAATTGAGCTCATTGCCGCCAGCCCGGCGCTGAGCGACGCGCCGGCCGTGAAGGGCGAGAGAACAACCGCTGCGGCCACGATCAACACGCCGGCAGCGACGGTGAGGATGCTGCCCGTGTCACCGCGCGGCTGGGTCGCGGGCACGATGTGAATGGCCTGCGCGCCCAGGCTCATATTCAAGTCGCTGACCGGGATCGCATTGTCGTACCGCGGCGGCCCGACGATGACGCGCCAGTAGCCCTCGCGGAGGGTCTCGCGAAAGCCGGGGCGCAGCGCGCACAGCGCGCGCACGGCTTCGGCCGGCGAATGAATGTCGAGGCGGAAGTGGCGGCCGAAGCGCTTGCCGATCACGCCATAGAGATGCACGTCGCGGATCATTGGTGTCTCACCGCCACCACGGCATGACGCCAGAACCGAGCGCGCGGCACCAGCGTCGAGAGCCGCGTCGGGTCCACATCGCGCGCCCCCGAGGCGTGATGGATCAACAAGTCCCTGTCGACGACCAGGGCGGCGTGCATCGGCACTTTGTAATTGAACGCGAACAGCAGGCCGTCGCCCCGTTGCGTCGCCTCGGTGACCGGGATTTTGACGAAGCCCGTCGCCTCGAAGTTGTCGGCGTACAGGTTTTTGCCGTGGTGCCACCACTCCCAGCCGCGCGGCCATTCCTCGAGGTCGACGATGCCGGCCTCGCGATACCAGTCGCGCACGAGGCTGTAGCAATCGTGCACGCCATGCCGGAAGCCGCGCCCAAGCAGCGGCGCGCGCGCCAGCGTATCGCCCCAGGCGAAGCAGTCGTAGACCGGCAGGCACATCACTACGAACGGGATGCCAAGCTGCTTCTGATAGATCATGTCGTGCTCGGACGGCACGCCCGGCGCGTCGGGGTGGCTGTGAAAGAACACCTCGGCGTACTTTGCAACGTGCAGCAGTTCTTGGTCGCTCAGCTTGATGTCGTCGCCCGGCGTGCTGCTGCGATTTTCGAGGCGCACATAGGCTCCGCGCTCGACGATGCCGGCCGCCTCGTCGGGATAGACCTCGACGGCGTGGTTGTAGGCGGCCTCCGCGACATCGGGTGTCCACGCTTCGGGCATGACAGGCGACATCGGCACGGGCTCTCGGCGGTTTGGCAGTTGCATCACTTCACCTTTCCCACGCCAGGAAAGAACCGCGCCGGCAAGCCAGCCCAGCGGCCGAACCGAAGCGTGCAGCCGTTGAAAGTGCGCGAGCACTGGTCGTTCGGAAAATCGGTGGCCTGGTCGAGCGTGTTGAAGGACTGCCCGGCGGTGTAAGGGCATGTCGCCTTGCTGTAGTCGAAGCCGCCGTTGATCCAGACGCGATAGGTGTGGCCGCAAACATCGCGCAGGATTTGGCGGCGCGGTATCTGCGCGCCCTCCTGATCCATTCGCGAGGCGAGCTTAAAGCTGATGCTGATGGCGTTGTGACTGGTCTTCTGGGCGACCACGAACACATCGCGCGTGATGTAGGCGTTAGGATCGGGCGTCGACCCGTCGTCGAGGAAGCGCCGCCGCGTAAGGATGCGCGTGAGCTGCGCGCCGACCAGCCCGTTGTATGTATCGAGCAGCGTATTGCCCGCGCCGAACAGATTGCTGATGCTGACGCTGGGCTGCGGCAGCGCGCCCTTGCTGGTCATCTCAAAGCCCTGCGCGTCCATCGGCAGTGGGAAATACTGCTGGCCGCCCCACATGATCGCGGTGTCGAAGTCGGTGGCGCTGGTGAAGTAGTGGATCGGGCCGCCGAAGAAGGCCATGTCGAGTTGATAGAGCGTGACGAGCCCAGTGGTGACAAGCTGGTCGGTCATGGCGGGTTAAGTGGCTGCGGGTTGAACTGCTGGACGAAGGTGGCCTGCAAGGTGCCGACGACATCGGTTGCGAGGTTCTTGTCGGTGATCGTGGCTGACCAACTGTCGGCCGTCACGAACATGGCGTCGCCGCTGTCGGGCGGCTGAAACTGGAAGCCGCGCGCGCCATTGGTCTTTAGAAATGTGGTCATGTCGCTAAGGCGGGCCGCGCCGACAAACGGAAACTGGTAATTCATTGCTGGCCTCACCGAGTTGAGCCCGCGCGTCGAGCGGTGGCGGTAACCGTCGCCGAATTGCACGATGTCGACCGCGAGCGTGCTGGTGCGGGTCGGTGCCAGCGCCGGGCACCATTCGTGCGGCCAGATGGTCGGAATGCTCGTAACGCCGCCGAACGCCTGCAGCGTCAGCGCGTCCAGCGTGACGGCAAGCGTGCCCGTGCGTCGCGGTGCCGTCGTGATGTGGCCGACGCCCGCCAGCGTCAGAGAGCCCAATGTCGCGGATAGCGTGCCGTCGACGTACGCCTTGCCGTTGCTTCGGAGCGTCAGCGTGCCGAGCGTCGCCGACAGCGCGCCCGAGAAAACCTGCTCGCCTGTGCCGAAGCCGAAGAAGTCGAGCGGATCGAGCGTGGCGGCGAGAGTACCGCCCGCCCTGACCGTGCCCGAGGCCGTCGTGGTCAACGCGCCGAGCGTTGCGGCAAGGGTGCCGGTGCGGCTGACGACAGTGACGCTGCCGGTGGCCGCCAGCGCGAGCGGGCCAGGCGAAGCGATAACGGTGCCGCGCGCTGGCACCCGGCCACTGAGCGCGGTCGCCAGCGGGTCCAGCGTTGCCGACAACGTGCCCGAGAAGACCTGATTGTCGGCTGTGCCGATGCCGGCGAGGGTTAGCGGCAATAGCGCATACGGCCCGGCGAGCGGCTCCGCCGTCGCCAACGGCTGCCATTGCGCCATGATCGGCGTCGATAGCCAGCCGTGCACCAGCACGCCCGCCGAGCCCGCGAGCGTCGCGGGAGCCAGAACGGGGAACGCCCGGCCGCCTACCGCGACGGTGCCGGTGGCGGCGGCCGTGAGGGCGCCGAGCGTCTGGGCGAGCGTGCCCCGAGCCGGTGCGGAGCCCGTTGCCGAGAGCGGTAGTGCGGCGAGCGTTGCCGTCAGTGTCCCGCTGGCGGGAACGCTGCCGAGTGCTGCTAGGGTTAGCGAACTGAGTGTCGCGCCTAGCGTTCCGCTGAACACCTCATTGACGACGGTGCCGGTGCCGACAAGGGCGACCGGGAACAGCGTCCCCGCCGCCGTGCCGCCAACTGTTACCTTGCCGCTCAGCGTGCCCGATACCGCACCGAGCGTTACCGACAGCGTGCCGTGATAAACTTGGTTGGCGACCGTGCCCGTCGCGGCAAACGCAAGCTGCGAAAGCGCGAAGGGCCGAGCTAGAGGCTCTGCAGCGGCCAGGGGCGACCATTGCGACATCGTTGATGTCGAGAGGTGCCCTTGCACCAGCAGCTTGCTCGAAGCCGCCAGCGTTGCCGGCCCCACGCTGACCGAAGTCGACCCGCGCGCTGGGACGCTGCCGATGGCCGCCAACGCGAGCGGGCCGAGCGTCAGCCCGACTTGTCCATGCGCCGGGTTCGTGCCTGTTGCCGCCAGAGCAACCGGCGCGAGCGTTGCCGCCAGCGTGGCCGTTCTAGCCGGCGTCGTAATTGCGCCGACGCCCGCGAGCGTGAGCGGTGCCAGTGCAGCGGCAAGGGTCGCCGTTCTGGGCGGTGCCGTGACTGCACCGACGCCCGCGAACGCGAGCGGGCCGAGCGTGGCGGCCAGCGTGCCGTGATAAACCGTATTGGCGACCGTGCCGGTGGCGACAAGCGACGCCGGGCCAACGGCCGCCGACAAGGTGCCCTTCGCTGGCACCTGGCCGGTGGTCGCCAACGCAAGCGGGCCGACCGTCGCCGCCGCTGTTCCCTTGGTTAAGAGCTTTGCGGTGCCGCTTAGCGCGAGAGCATCAAGCGTGACGGCGACGGTGCCTGTACCTGCGCCCGCTAGTGGTGTGGCAATCGCTATCGGCGACCACACCGACATCTTGGCGCGATACGGGATCATGGCGCGCGCCTCGCCGGACGAGAGAGTGCTTAGGCGTTGCCGTCCGTAAGCGTAAACGCCGTGATGCTCACCGTCTGGCCAGCAACGATGTTCGTGTTGTCGAGCTGAAGGTCGCCGGTGCCCTGGCCGACGGTGCCTTGCATCTCGCAAACGGTGCCCGCCGTGTTGTGGATGCGGAAATGCGCCGCCAAGCCCGACGCATCGGCACTGGTATCCTGCCACGGGCCGCCCAGGATCGACTTAGTGCCGCCGGTCGCCGCGGCCATCCAATCGGACGGCAGATTGATCGTGGCCAGCACGGTGCCCACGTTCGCCGCCGCGCAGTTGGCGGGCGGTGCAAGCGTGCGGATGGTCATTAACGGCGCGGTGCTGAGCGTCACTTCGACGGCATCAAGCCGCGCGTTGCGCGTGTTTACTCCCAGTTGGACGGCCATTGCGTCGGTCCTTTCATGACAAGGGTTGTGGGTTGAAGCACTGCACGAATGTCGCTTGGAGTGTGCCGACCATGCCGGTGTCGAGGTTCTTGTCGGTGATCGTCGACGACCATGCGTCGGCCGTGACGAAAACATCGACGCTGCTGTCAGGCGGTCGCATGTAGAAGCCGGCCGTCGCGTTGGCGGCGAGGAAGTCGTCGTAGGCTTGGAGCTCAGTCACCGACCGGAAGGGAAACGTCAGCGACCAGCTTGGGCGCACCGGGTTGAGCCCGCGCGTCGCGCGATGAATGTAGCCGTCACCCAAGGCGACAGTATCGACGGCCAGCGCGGTGCTGCGCGCCGCACCCGGCATCGGGCACCATGACCAGTAGGGAGTGTTCGCCATTGCCGCCTCACGCGCTCAGACGTTGGTAGAGCGTGCCGCCCGGCCGCTTCTCGTTGTTGATCACAGTGACCACGGCCTGCTTGACGCGGCGGGCGAACTCGACGGCCTGGTTCGGATCGGTGGTGCCGCCGCTGCCGCTCATGTCGACGTTGACGGTGACGCCGCCCGTGCTGACGCTTTGCCCATTCGGCACGATGTTGCCGGCAGCGGCGGGCACGAACATCTCAGGCCCCTGCTCGCCAACCATGTAGGCACTGCCGGCGCTCACCGGGCCGCCGCTGGCTCGACCTGGGGTAAGAATTGCCGCTTTGGCAGCATCCGCTAAATCCGTCGACGGGCCGCTAATCGAGCCGATCAGCAGCTTAAACGCTTGGCTGACGGCAGCGCGCAGCGCCATGTCGGCCAGCATGTTGGCGAAGTCGGCAGCGATCTGGCCGAACGTCTTGCTGCTCTGCCCTTCGAGCGCCTTGAGGCCCTCCGTCATTGACGACGTGAGCCCGTTGAAGGCTTGCTCGCCCACCGAATAGAGATCGTTGCTGCGCTGGTAGGCGTTGGCGGCGTGCTCGAAGCCGGCGGCGAGCGAGCCCAGGTTGTCGTCGTAGCGTTTGGCGGCAAGCGCCTGCTGGGTGATCGCCTCCGTGCCCTCTTTGGTCGCGCGGTTGAAATCCTCCTGCGTGATGCGATTGTTTTTCTGTTGCTCGGCAAGGTCCTTGTGCAGCTTGGTGAGCGCCACCGTGCCGTCGCCGTATTTCTTGTCGGTCTCGACAGCGGCCTGCTCGACTTCGAGCGCGTGCTGCGTGGCGTCTCTCTGCGCCGCATAGGCGGTGAGTTGATCTTTTAGCTGATCCTTGAGCGTCTGATCGGCCTTGTCGTAGCGCGCGCCCAGCTTCGCCGCGATGGTGTCGATTTGCTCCTGCACCGTGATCTGCCGCTTGAGCGCTTCGATGGTCTGGTTCGCACCGCCCTCGATGGTGTCGTAAGCCTTTTTCGACGCCTCCGTCAGCGCCGCGTAGCGCTTGATCTGCGCTTCGATGCTGTCGTCGTCGGTCTTGGCGCCCCCGGCCGTCTCTTTGGCGGCGACGACAGTGATCGGATCGAGCGCCGTGGGACCATAGGCGGCCCTGGCTGCTGCGTCTTTCGCCTGGCCGAGCGCCGCCGCAGCGTCGTCGCGCGCCTTCTGCGCCGCTGCCAGCCGATCCTGCATGACGCTCGGCACGCCGTAGGGGCCGACCGGCGTCGCCCGCTGCTGCGCGTCCGCCAAGTCCGCTTCGCGCCGTTTCAACTGATCGGTCAGGCTGTCGATGCGGAACTGTCCCGCCTGACCCGCGCCGCCGCCGTAGCCGAGCATCTGCGCCAGGGCGATGATCTTGTCGATGATGCCCTGTTGCATACCGATGGTCGTGAGATCGGCCGCCATGCGTTCGAGCTGGTCGGCGAGCCACGACTTCGTGCCGGCAACAGTGGGCGCAAACAAAACCTGCATCCGGCGCGAGGCTTCGTCGCTTTGCACCTGCAAGTCTTTCAGCGTGCGGATCACGTCGTTGTCGACTACCTGGCCGAGTGCTTTGGCGTCGGCTGTTACCTGTTCGAGCCATGCCGGATTTTGTGCGCCCTTCTTCGCCAGTTCGGCAAAGCTGTCGCCGGTCTTGACCGCGAGCGCTTGCAGCGCCTGCACCTGCTCTGACGTGAGCCCGGTTTGACGGGCCAGGTCAGCGGTTGTGACCGCTGCTTTTTGAATTTCGTTCGCGTATTGAACGACCTCTTTGGCGACCTCGGCGATGGCCAGCGCGCCGAACGCTCGCTTGGCCAGGGCGACCATGCCCTCGACGCTCTGCCCCGCCTTGGAGATCGATTGCATCCAGCTTTCGATCTGCTTCTGGCTCTTGTCCATGTTGGACGAGAACTCGGCGAAGTCCGCTACGAATTTGACGAGGACGTCGCCGATGGCTGCCATGTTATTCTCCCCGCCATTGCGCGCGCAGCCGGTCGATCTCAGGCACCTCGGGCTTGGTGGGTGCGGTGCGGTCCTTGATTACGAAGAAATCAGCCGGCGTGACTGGCGCGCTTTCGGCGGTACGGTTCAGGTTGACCATCAGCGACGCGATCATGCCGTTGTGAACATCGGCCAGCCGGTCGGGCAGCGGCTCGTGAGCGGCCTCGAACCATTGCCAGTCGCGCAATTCACGCAGGGACATGCCGGCCTCGATCTCGGCCACGGTCTTGTGCAACGCCAGAGCGAGCCGATGAAGGAACACCCGCTCCGGCTTCAGGGGGAAGGGCCGGCGCTCGCCTGGGTGTCGTGGCCATTAGCCACCGTCGGCGCGGGCGCGTCGGGATCGTCGTTTCGCAGGCCGTTCACGAACATCGCTTTGTCCGCAAGCCGTATCAATGTCACCCAATTGCGCAACGGTTGGGCTCGCACGTGGTCGGCATCGACAAACACCCGCTCTTCGGTGTCGGCCCAGCGCAACGACAAGGCGAGCAAGGTATAACGCCCGGTTTTGCCATCGCCCCGACCGAACGCCTCGATGGCCGGCTCGCCTTCGAGGATTGAGAGCGCGGCAAAAGTCACCGGCCGGCCGTCCCAGACGTCGCGCTCGCTCATGCCGCGACCTGCTGCGGCTGGTCAGTCTGCGGCCTGGGCGAGAATGCCGCCTCGCCGACCATCGGCACGAAGCCCGGCGCGGGCGTCTTGTAGAAGTTGACGCGCCCGTCGATCTGGCCGCCCACGGTATTAGCCACGGCGGCGTTGACGCCCAGCGTCACGTCGAAGGTATTGACGATGGCCATGAAGGCGAAGCCGCAGCCATCGGGCAAGCGCACGTCGATCACGACATCTTCGCCCGTGCGGTAGGCTGTCCGCGCGCGCGTGAGCGCGGCGTCCTGGCAGTCGTAGAAGCCGGCCGCTGTCCACGTCCCGATGGCGGGCAGGCCGGCGACGATGCGGTGCGCGGTGTCGCACAAGGTCGTCACGTCGATGGTGTTGCCGGCCGGCTGATTGGCGGTGAAGTTGCTGCGGCACAGTTCGAGAAACTTCGTCACCTCGATGGTCGCCGCCGGTGTGCCCGTCGTGTTGATGAGGTTCACTTCGCGCGTCGTGTCGCTGTCTTCGAGCGTGACCACGCCCGCTGCAACGGCGCTCACCTTAAACGGCATGGCGTCGATGCTCGGCCAGCCCGTGTGGCGCGGCACGATGATGTCGCCCACCACAGGCGTCGCGCCAGCCGCGACGGTGATGGTGCAGGGCTTGGCCTTCGTCGCCGCTGTTATCAACTGGGTCGTGAGCGTGCTGTCGTCGTCGATCATGATGATGGTGCCCTGGGACGAGATGCGCATGACGGTGCTCCTTTATCGTTTCGGCATGGCGCTCACCGCCGCGTCGATGAGCTTTTTGATGGTGTCGCGGCACGTGTTGATGGCGTCGACGGCGGTGGCGTCGAAGGACGGCTTGAGCCACGGCATCGGTCTGATGCCGCCGCGCGACGGTGCTGCGTCATAGCGGGCGCGCAGGCGCGCTGACCGCGTGCCGGGTCGGATCGGCCGGTGCCCGCGTGGCGCCTTCACAGACTTGCGCTGCTTCGTTCCGCGTTCGAGGAATAGCCACCAGAATGCGGTCTGCCTGACGTCGACTTTCTTGCGCGCTCGTGCGCGGCGCTTGCGCACCAGCGCCTTGAACGGCGTTTCAGCGCCGGCAATGCTCTGCGGATACTCGACAACGTAGGCTTTTAGCTCGTCCTGTTTTGGATCGTGCTGCACGGCGACCGACAGCCCTTGCCGGATCGCGCCCGTGACGCGCTTGAAGCCGGTCGTGTAGGTCGCGCCGCGCATCGCTTCGGAGATCACCCAGCCCGCCTCGCGCAGCGCCTTGCCGGCAAGCTCCTGCTGCGTGTCCGCGCCGAGCTTTTTCATGTTGTCGAGGCACTGCTTCAGCCCCGTGACTTCGACGCCGGCCATCGCTACGGCACCGGCAGCGGAGGCGGCGGCGCGTCGGGGAAGCCCGACCAGTCGCCATAGCCAGGGCCGCGCGCGTCGCGGCGCGTCTGGAACATGAAACGCGCGGTGAGCGAGACTTGCCACCACTCGCCCGTCGCCGCCGGGTCCATGTCGTGCGGGCCGTCGACCTGAACGATCAGCAGGCCGTCTGCGCGGTAGCCGTGAAAGACCGTGCGCACATAGTCGACGGCCTGGTCGAGTGCTGCCGGCCCGTTGCCTGAGCGGGTGAACAGGCCGACGAGGAAGGTGCCGGACTCCTCGACCCATGGCTGGCTGCCGAGCGTGACGTCGGTGCGCTGCTCAGGCTGCAGCACCACGGCCGCCCACGGATCAGGCGCGTCGTTCACGTCGACCGGGTTGTTGACAGCTTCGATGTAGGTCGCCACCGACGCCGGGATCATGGCCTGCCAGCGCGCCAGGAAGATTTCGAGCGGCGTCATTGCGAGCCCCCGCGCAGCAGCAGCTTGAAAAATGTCGGCGCGTCGTCGTTGGGCGAGCCGCGCCATTCCTCGACGGCATAGGACATCGTCGCAGTGCGCAGCCGGTCGTAGCGCGCCGGGATGGGCCGCGCCGGGAACAGCGCGGCGAACTCGGCCGCGTTGATCACAGCCGCGACGTCCTGCTGCACGGCACTCGCGAACAGGTCGTCGGAGCGCACGCCGCGGATAAAGGCCAGCAGCGACGCCGATGGGCCGGTGTTGGGCGCATAGGTTGCTGGCCGCGCGAACAGCGCGAAGGCGAAGCGCAGCGGCCCGGCGGTGGCGTCGACAAGGTTCATGGCGGCACGACTGGCGTCGTCACCGGGATCAGCGGCGAGCCCATCTGCACGCGGACATCGACATAGCTGTCGAGATACGTGATCCACGGGCCGAGCATCGGGTCGCCGCCGCCGCGGGCGCGCGACGCGCTCTCGATGAAAGCGCCTGCCGTGTCGAGATCGACTTCGCCCACGTCGACCACGTTGATGCGCGAGATAGTGCCGCCGCCGAAGCCGCCGCCGGACTGTTGCGCCGAGCGCTGAGCCCACATCGGCGTGATGCAGCCGAGCAGCGCCTCGTAAAGATCGCCGGGTATGGTTGCCCATCCGGCGGTGTAGGTGATCCTGAACGCGCCCTGGCGCAGCCACCCGCTCACGTCATGCGCCCACGCCACGCCGCTCAGGCCGAACAGCTTGCCGCTCGCCGGCTCGAACATCACCTGCAGCGGGTCGAGATCGGTGGTCTGGCCGGGCCAGCCGCTGGTGATGGCGTCGATGCTGACGACCGGGCAGTAGCGCAGGAACGGCGAGCCGACAGGCCAGTGGTCGAGCACCCAGGGCTCGACGCGGTTCGAGTGCTCGGCGATCAGCGACCAGTCGTCGATGAACTGGGCCGGCGGCACTGGCAGGGCGCGGCAGCAATACTTCTCGAAGCGCGCCCACACGTTGTCGATGCGGCGCTGCAGCCACGCGTCGTTGGTCGTGTCGTCGAGCGGTATGTTGAGATCGTCCTTGATCATGTCGAGCAGACCGGGCGGCGCGTCAGCGGCGGCCACGGCTTGCCCTTCGGACGCGACGAGGCGCGGCCCGTTCGGTTCGTCCATGCGGATGCTCCGTGGCTAGGCGGCTTTGCCGAGATGCCTGGCGAGCGCTTCCTCGACGACGCTGAGAAGCCCCGGCCGGATCGAGCCGACGTCGCGGCCGTTCTCGGACAGCATCAGGCTTGCTTCGTCGAGCGCCCAGGTGAGCGCGCGTGCATACTTGCCGCCGACTTTCTCCCACACGCCTTCGGCTTCGGCGCTGGTCGGGTCGATGCCCATCGACATTTTCACCGCCGAATGCTCGCCGTAGCGGAATACCCGGTCGCCCGGCATGTAGTTGGTCTCGGCGGACCAGTAGCCGCGCACGATGGGCACGGCGATCTCGCGCTCGGCCTCGACCAGGCGGCCATCCGAAAGATGCGCCATGCAGACAAACTTGTGATCGTCGACCCAGCGCATATCGAAGCCGGCGAGCCCGACGACCAGTGGCAGCCATGAGCCGTCGTCATCCATGAGCGGCTGCGCCGTGGTATCGCGGCGGGCGCAGAACAGGCCGCCATGCGCGCGCACGACGCTGCCGGCCCCGTGCTTGCCTTCGGTCCAGACTGGCGGCGGCAGGAAGGGCGGCAGCGGCTTGGCGGCGATGGCGCGCTCGATCAGCGCTTCGAGGTCGGCCCGCAGCCGCGCGAAGTGCTCAGCCATCACGTCGGCGACCAGGGCGTCGGCCTCTTCGCGTGTCATGCGGCTCTCCGTGTCAGGCGTTGGCGCACCAGCGCGCGCACGCGCGCGGTATCGGGCGCGCTCTCGGTGGTGGCAGGCGATGGCGGCTGCTCCGGCGGCGTAGGCGCCGGCGCGGGCTCGCCCGGCGCATCACCCGGCTCGCCAGGGCCAGGGCCAACGGTCGAGGCCGCGTCGGGCACCGCGTCGATAGGCACGTATTGCATCTGCACGCGCGGCACCTCGCCGCCGACCACGGGCTCAAGCCCTTCCTGCGCCCGCACTTCGTTGATCGACTGCCAGCCGGCATTGAGCGACTGCTGGTAGGCGGCATAACGAATGTCGATCTCGGTGCGCAGCAGTTGCGTCAGGTCGAACTTGATTTCGTAGTCGAGCGGAAATTGGAAGGCGCGCTCGAAACGTTCCTCCAGCGCCTCGATGTGCGAGGCGAGGCAGCCGGTGAGATAGGCGCGCGCCAGTTGCTCGCTGTTGCGGTAGGTGACTTTCGACACGTCGCCCAGCATGAACGTCGGCACCCGGAAGACGCGCGCCACGTCTTCGACGGACCAGCGCAGTTGCTCGATCAACTGCGCGTCCTGCGCGGTGATCGTGATCGGCTTCCAGTCGAGGCCGTTCGGCAGGATCGCGACCTTGCCGTATTCGCGGCCGCGATAGGCGATGTCCCATTCCTCTTTGGCCTTGCGCTTCTGCTCGTCGCCCAGGTTGATGGTCGACTGCAGCAGGCCGGACGGCCGCGCCGAATTGGCGAAGAACTGCTGGCTGTCTTGCAGGATTTTGATGCCGACCGCGCTCGACGCGGCGGCGGCAAAGATGGGGGTTACACCGACCAGCGGATAACCCGGCAACAACGGCAAGCGGTGATGGATCATGTCGCGCTCGGGCACGACGGTGTTGGGCGTGATGCCGGCCAGGAAGTCTTCGCCGCACTCGTAGAACACCGAGCCGTCGAAGGCGATCATCGGCTTCACCCGGTAGGGGTTGAGCACATGAAGCTCGATGGTCTCGCCGCGGCCGTTGCGCTTGCCCATGTAGCAGTAGGCATTGCCCTGCAGGAGATAGCTCTGCGCGAACGCGTAGAGCAGGTCGGCGTGCGTCTGGTACTGGTTGGGCTCGCGGAACAATGCCGCGTAGTAGTCGGCGCGCTGCAGCGTGCGCGCGCCAGTCTTCTGGTCGACCTTGTAGATTTCAATCGGCAGTTTGGCGACGTCGCTGGCGATGGTGTTGACGCACGCGTAAACCGCCGAGAACGCCACCAGTTCGAGATGCCCCTGCGGCCCGTTGCGGTTCATCTGCCACGAGCCGAGCGGGCCGCGGTCGCCGTTGCCCCACCACGCCGGATTGGCCTGCGACGGCCACAGCCAGCCGCCGACCGCTTTCTGGTACGCCGCCGGAAACAGCGACGCCGCGACGCGGGAGATGAGCGCGGGCGCGGGCATGGTCAGCGATCCGGGCGCATGTCGCGGCGGCTGTAGCGCCGCACAAAGTTCAACGCTTCGAGGTCGAAGGCGTCGCTCGTCGTCATCACCAGCTTCTCGCCGGGCCGAACGTAGACGCCGTTGTGGCGAAACTGCGCAACGACCTCGACCGTGGTCTGATCGGGCGCGCGCTTGTCGTCGGCCTTGCGCTTGTCAGGCATCGTTTGCCTCCAATAAAAAAGTCGCGCGCCCGGCAGTGGGTGTTTGGGGAGGAAGGGAGCCGGGCGCGCGCAGTTCACATCGCCTCAGGATCAGATTACCGAGGCGATGCCCTCGTTTTTAGGGATGGAAGCCGGTGATTTCCTGCACCGCAGCGACGCGGCGCATGAGCCAGTAGATGTACCGCTCGGCCCGGATGCCCAGCATGTTCTGCTGCCACAGCGAGATCAGCGGCGTCGGTGGCGTGGCCGGCGCGGTGTCCAACTGCAGCGAGGCTTCGTTCGATGTGTCGACCGTCACTTGGCCGTCGTCGGCGACCATAAGCTCGGACTGTTCGAGCAAGGTGATCGACGACGTCACAGGCGTCCCGGCCACGGTCGGCACGTTGCCCGACACGAGCACCGGAATGCCCATCAGCGTCGGCGTCGGCGCAATCGCTCCCGGCTGGCCCGACAGGCTCATGCTGGGGAAGGCGAACACGTCCTGCGCCGTGCGCAACGCGGCGAGGAACGCCGCCGCATTCGGATGCATGATCCAGATCGGATTGCGCATCTGGATGTTCGCTGCGGTCATCGCCAGGACGGCGGCCGCCAGATCGTTCGTGACGGCCGCGACGGTCGCCCCGCTCGACGGGATGTTGGGCGAGGTGTTGTTGATCGACCCCGGATGCACGCCGGCCACCGCCGCCACGCTGCCGTCGATGAACTGCTGGTCGATGAACTGCGAGATCGCCGCGATCAGGTCGTCGCGGACCAGCATTTCGGCGCTCGGCACCGAGAAGCGGGCAAGCTCCTGAGTGATGACGACGATAACCGCGATCTTCGCCCACGGGATCGTCACCTGATCGAACGTGAGCTTGCTCACCGGCTTGCTGAGCCCTTCACCGACCCACCCGGCAGTGGCGCCGGCCGTTTCGCGCGGGATTTTCACGTTGAACGGCACGGTGCGGTAGCCGGTCAGCCGGCCGACGATGGTCGCCGGCCGCAGCAACTCGATGAACTCGTCCGACATGATGCGATAGTTCACCAGCGGCGCGGCCCATGTCGGGTCCTGCGTCGTGCCCGCGGCAACAGCGGTGCGCTGCAGCCATTGATCGCCCGTGGTCGAGCCGACCGACACCGCGTGGCGCAGCACGATGCCGACTTCGGGCGTCTCGTTATCCCAGCGCTTGGCCAGTTCGACCGCCTGCATCAGGTTGCCCTTCGCCATTGCCAAGCAGCCGACCATGCGGGTGAACGCCTGTCCGGGGAACGGCTTGAAGGCGCGCGCCTGCACAGCCGGCGTCGGGTCGAGCGGCGATAGCGCCGGCAAGGCGCGTTTGCCGATCATCTGTTCGGCCGCCGACAGGCGCGCCATCTGGGCGTCGATGTCGTCGACCTCGCCCTTGTCCTTGTCGAACGCCTTCTGCTCGTCCTCGGTAAACAGCCGCTCTTCGCCGGCCGCCAACTCGGACAGCGCCGTCATGGCGTCGAGGTGCTTGTTCCTCTTCGCCTGCAGGCCGTCGATCTGTTTTCTAAGCGACATAGGTTCCCCCATGACTGCGCGGCCGCAGCCGCGCGATGGTGAGTTGATTGCGCCGCTGCTGAGCGGCGACGCGGGCAGATGCCCTCTCGTCGAAGATCAGCAGCCGGCGTTGCGTCGCTTCGCTGAGATGAAGCGAGCGGGCGAGGGCGAGCGCCATTGGGTTCGCAGGCACCGGCACCACGCTTAATTCGAGAAGCTCCTGGCCGACGAACTCGTAGCCGGTCGGCCATTTTTCGTGCTTGGGATCGTCGTCGGCCCAAATGTAATTCGGCGCTTTCGTCGGCAGGAAGCCGACCGACACGGCTTTGTTGCCGCCCGCCTCGGTGATGCGCCACAGTTCGTCGACGAAGTCGCTGGTGCCCTCGGGCCAGAACGTGGCCCTGGCCAACAGTCGCGTGCCTTCCACCCAAGCCACGGCCTCGCCAATGGCGGGTTCGCTACTGTTATGGCCGAACAACAGTGGGCCATTCTTTTCGTAGTTCCGCAGGTCCCATCCGCTGACACGGATGATGTCGCCGTAACGGTCGACGCTCTCGTCACTGGCGACGAACGTGACGGAGCGGCTGCTGCTGGCCGGCTTGTCGATGGTGCCGTCGCGGGTGAGCCGTTCGCCGACCTTCGGCGCTTCACGCTGGTTCATTTCGGCCTCCGGGCGACGGTGTTGGCGGGCGGCTTGGTGGTCTTGACGGCGGCCGACGTCACCTTCCGCTTCTGGACGGTGCTAGCGGGCATGTTCGAGGCGAGGCCGAGCCCCGCGCGCGGGCGGGTAAGGCCGGTCTTGGTCGGCATGGTTTTCCTCAGTGCGTGGTGGGGTCGATGAGCGCTTGGTTGATCTGCACGGTGCCGGTCAGCACGGTTGAGATCGTGCCGCCGTCGTCGACCTCAGCCTCGTAGTAGTAGCCGCCGATCAGCGGCAACGTGTCTTCGGGATCGAGCAGCACGTCGAACCTGCCAGCCGGGCCGCCGACGATGGTGATGCCGGCACCGACCGATTTCTCGACCAGGGCCGTCGACGACGAGGCAGCCTTCGCGAGTTGCCAGCGGATCAGGGTGCCGGTGATGTCAACCGGCGCGCCGACTGCGTTCAGCACGGCCACCTGCAACAACTTTGTATCGCCTGCGAACATCGTGAACGTTGCGGCCATAGTTCACCTCGGACACTTGCGTCAGCGGGATGTTCGTTACCAGTCGGCCGACCAGCGCAACCGTCGTGGCGAGCCTCGCGCTCAGCGCGACTTGCGTATCGAGCCGCCCGACCAGCCACACTCGGCGCGGCGGGCTCACGCTGACGGCCGTCCTGCCGCGCGCGGCCAGGGCGAGCGCCGCTAACGTTGTGTTGAGCGCGCCGCTGGCGACCCGATTGACGGCAGTGCCGGCAGCGGCAAGCGTCAACGGTGCGAGCGTCGCGGACAGAGTGCCGGTAAACACCCGGGTGGCGACGTTCCCGGTGCCGACCAGCGTCAGCGGGAAAAGCGTGCCGGCAGCCGTGCCGCCTGTCGTGACCTTGCCCGTCAGCGTCGCGTTGAGCGCGCCCAGCGCTTGATTGAATGAACCACTAAAGACCTGATTGGCGACCGTGCCTGTCGCGGCGAGTGTCGCCACGCCTAGCGTGTTTGAAGCCGTGCCACGCGCGGGGATATTGCCAGTGCCCGCGAGCGTGGCCGCGCCCAGCGTCGCCGATAGCGTTCCGGTCGAGGTCCCGCCGCCCGTCGCGGCGAGCAGTTCGACCATGCGGGTCGCCCACGGGTCGGCGGTAGAGTTTCCGTTATTCTGAGTGACGTTGCCGGTCGCGCCCGCGCTGGCGAACAACAGATGCGACGCGAATACGATTGCGCCGTTGAGGTCCGTCGTCATCACGGGCGACGTCGGGGCGCTTTGCGCGCTGTCGCCCCAGCAATGCTCGAAATACAGCAGCCAGGAATTGGCCGCCGTCGTTGTGATGCTGAGACCCGTCGCGGTGTTGTTTGAGCCGACATTGTTCGCCGTAGCGCCGAGCGGCGTGCCGCTCGCGATGCAACCCGAATAAGCCGCCAGGAATGCCTGGGTCGAGGCCGTCGTATGGGTGAATGTATAGCTGCCGCTCTCCGACGCGGCGCGCTTCCAGAACAGCCAATACTTGGCGTTGAAACTGCCCCCATCGAGAACACTCGTTGCAGTACCGAAGGCGGTCCATCCGGTCGGACCTGTTATCGTCGGCGCGGTGGTCTGCGCCGCCCCGACAATGGCGCAGACGAGAATATCGCCGTCGGAAATGCTGGCCGGTGCCGTGACGACCGTATTGGTGCGACTGGCGTAGGTCGTGCTGGACTGCGAGCGAAGGGCGATGGCCACGCGACTGGCCTAAATGACGAAGATCGACTGGTCGCCGCCGGTCATCGACGCGGTGTAGCGGCCGATGGCCATGATGAGCGCGCACATGCCGTCGATGCGGCCGATGCTGTGCTGCTTGTGCGGCATCTCGTTGAAATTCTTGTCGCGCTGCACTTTGAGGTTCGACGCCATCACCGTCAGCACCGGATTATTGCCGTGGTCGAGCTTTCTGCCCGCCAGCAGCGCCTGCAGCTCCTTGGTCGGCGCGGTGTAGGAGCGAAGGCCCTGGATGAACTCGACCATATTCACGCCCTCCGAGGTAAGCTCGCTCGATAGCTGCGTGGCGTTCCACGGATCGAAGGCGATGTCCTGCAGGTCGAAGTGCTGGCTGTCGCTCAAAACAGCCGCCTTGATCTCCCCGTGATCGATGACATTCCCCTGCGTAACCTCGATCCACCCCTCGTCGACCCACCGCCGATAGGGCATCCGGTCCCGGTCGGCCCGCTCTTCCAGCGTATCGGATGGCATCCAGAAGCGCGCCGCCACCCGCATGATGCCCGCTTCATCTGGTTCGAACAGTTTGACGAACGCCGTGATGTCGATCTTCGACGACAGGTCGAGGCCGCCCCAACACCGCGTCCGTTCCAGCTTGTCCGGGTCGAAACGGCCGCGGCTGTTGCGCGCCCACGTCTGCATGTCGATGGCGGACTCGGCCGACGCGGTGCGCACGTTCAATCGCAGCCGCTTAAACGCATTCAGCGCGCCCGGC